TAGTTTCATCAAACCAATCATGAATAAGTTGGTAATCAGATAACTGACCACCCCATTTTCTAACTGAGGATTTGCAATGTTGCATTGGATGTGCCATTATTCTAAACTTTTACTAATTAAATCTCCTTCATGTTCAAATTCTTCAGTATCAGTAACATAAATAGTATTATTTATTTCATATTGACCTGAAGGAATTTTAATGAGCATTACTCCATAACCACCATCATTATTCCACCAATCTTCTAAATTATTTAGAATTTTTTCATTTGCAAAATCTATTAAGTCATCTCTAAGATAACCATCAAGATTTGCTAAATAAAGAACATCTTCTCCATGATTAGACAAATTCATAATATTATTAAATGCAGCTTCTTTAATTGTAGTATATACAACATCATCAATATCTCCTGAATCTCCTCCACCTGAGTAGAATATTTTAATTCCCGTAACACCAAGGTCAGCCAACTTTAATAGAAGGCCTGTCATTTCATTTTCACTCATAATTATTTTGTTTTGTAAAATCTGCCAAGGATATTGGCATTTAAATAATTTTCTTTCTCAAGCACCTCATATTTAAACTGGTGCTTTACTTCTTGATAAGTTAATTCTGTAGCAGAATAACAAATTAACAAGATCTCTCTTTTAATAGTAACTCCTGCTTTGTGAGCTTCTTTTAATTGTTGATTACTACTATAGTAATTTTCAAAATTAGCTTTTTGTTCTTTAGTATATTTCTTTAACCTTTTATCAGTAACTAATGCTAAAGCTTTTTTACCAAGTTTCTTTTTTACATTTGAAAAGAAATTCTTTTTACCAATATAGGCATAAGTATTTCCATTTAATATCACTGACATGTGATAAATAAACCCAATACCATTTTCTGGTATATCTGTTTCAGTAAATTTTTTACCTTGGTATATCCAACTCATAATGCTTGTTTTAGTAAAGGTAATAATATATCTCTAACTTTATCAATACCATGTTTTGCTACTGAATCAGATAAATCTTTTTCCATAGGAAGAACAACATAATTAAAATTATATTTATGTTTATATCTTTCAGCAGCTTTTATACCAGGTTCATCATTATCAAATAGTACAATTATAGATTTATAACTTTTACTAAGTTTACTAATTGTAGTTTCTGGAATCATAGTATTCTCACTATCTGGTGCTATACATTCTGCATTAACTATTCTAAGTTTTTGAAATACCATAAGATCTTTTAAAGAAGAAGTTATAATTAAATAATCTTTTTCTAAAGTTAACTGATCATGGCCTTGTGCATAGTTTTGTATTTTAATAAATTTTTTATTTAAGTTTTTTGGCATATAGATCTTATACAAAGTTCCATCATTTCTGAAATAACCATACATATATGGTTTTTCAAACTTAAATAAAATTATACTATCATCTATATCTTTTTTTTTCATTGTAAAATAGCTCAATGGTGATACATTATAATGCTCAAGTAATGTTGATCCAATTTTAAATCTTGTCCAATACTGTTGATCTAATGTATTCCAATGTCTTATTTCATGGTCAACTACTTTAAATTTATCATGAATTTTAAACTCTCTTTTTTCAAAAAAAGTATTATTATTTACAAATTCTTGATAATCAGAAAGTATTTTACTTGTAGCATGAGATCTAGTTGGCATATTATATAATGCTTTAACTAACTCTATACTATCTCCTTGATTGCCAGATGAAAAATCTTTAAATTTATAGTATCCTGAAATTGAATCAGTATAAATACACATAGATGGAATCTTATCTTTTGAATTAAAAGCAGATAATATTTTAACATCTTGTCCTGTGAGTTTTTCTTTTAAGTTAAGATAATTCTCAAAAACCCATTCTCTTGGTACATCTTTTAAATCAGAAATTAAATTTTTTGTTGAAATCATAATATAATTTTTAATAATAAAAAAAGAGGAACCATTTCTGATTCCTCTTAATACCAAATAAAATTTAGTCTAATGAAAAATCAGAAGATGATTTAGAAGGAACTGAGAAAGAATCATCATCTCCAAAAGCTTTAACATCTTTTACTTCAGCTTTTCTTAAGTGAATTGCTTCAGTATATTGCATAATCTTACCACCATCAACTTCACCATATGCATACTTACCTTTTTCTGCTTTTGGTAAATACATATCATAGTTAGTATATCCTGTTTTACCAACATATTCTTTACCGGCTACACAAAATTCTAAATAATTATCTTTAAAATCAGCAGTTTTATTAAAAGCTATAATAAGATCATCAATTGTTTGATGTAGACCATCTTGAGCAATGAACCAATCATTAATTTCTAATGCTTTACATAAGTTCTGCATAAAAATCATAATAGATCTATCTCTCTGAATTTTAATTCCAGACTTAGTCTCTCCATCAGCAAATGCATATTGACTAGCTTTTACTCTACCAATTTGACCATTATGTCTGCCTTTACTTTCATCATCTTTATCAACCCAGAATCCTTCAAAACCACTAATTGGTTCAGTTTCTACATTTAATAATAAATGTTTAGCACCATCTATAAATTGAAAATCTTCTAGCATAAGGCTATTAATTTTTAATACATGATTGCCTGGTGCAATTGTTTTTGGTTGGCCTGTTCCTGTACCTAGGTCTGTTGTACTTAATCCCATTTTATTTTATTTTTATTTGTTACACATATATTTTATCCCAGTGAAAAATAATTTCACCTTTGTCATTCATTTCAGAAACTACTATCTCTTCATTTCTTAGGTGTTCTGGCCTTGCACCACAAGTTACTTCTTCACTAGTTTTAAAAGATAAAATTGTTTTATTACCCTTTCTAAACATATATCCTATTGCATCAGCATTAGCACATATTAAGGATTTAATTTTACCAGTCAAATCTATGTTAGCTGCCATTACCATTTCACCTTTATCATCTACCTGTTTGTCTTTAATATGACCAGATAAAATAATATGGGGTGCTAAGGTATCAATAAAATCTAAAACTTGAAAAAAAGCTTGTCTTAAATATAAATATCCTGCACCATTAGGTAAACTTAATACATTGTCTCCATCATAGTTTTTACCCATAGATGTTTCTTTGTATAATTTTATTGCCAAAGGCATTACCATATCTTCTAATGCAGTTACTGTATCTATAGTAAGATACTTATATGGACTATTTGCTTCTTTAATTGCTTTACCAGCATCTAGAAGTTCCTTAAGACTTGAAATTTTAATTTTCATAGCCTCTACATAATCAGAACCATTTTCTAAATCCATTAATAAATTATCTTCTAGGCCAGAAAAAGCAGTTGTTTTTCCTGTTTTAGGTTTAGAATAAATAATTAATCTTTTAGGATTAAATCTTGTTGGTTTTTCTTTCTTTGTTGGAAGTACTATACTCATTTTATTTAATTATTTGTGCTAATTTTTGAAAATCTTTAGCTATTCTTAATAATATATCTGAAGCTGATTCATTATTACTTTCTAAATTAATTTCTACTGTAGTAGGAAATTGTTCTGCAAAGTCAGGAAATAAACTTAGACTTTTTTGTAATTTAGGAAGACTATCTTCTTCTATTTTTAATTTAGCATCAACATCAGATTTTCTTTTTTCATAAAGAGCATATGTTATCTCTGTACCATCTACAAGAACTGCTGATATCTCAGAAACTGGAACAGTATAGGTAGAATAAGTTTCACCTTTTCCATTTGTAGTTTCTCTTACTTCATATTCTTCATAAAAAAACGGATTGTTTTTAAACTTAAATAATTGTCTATCACTGTTCATAGGTACTACATCTACATCTATGCCTTGACTGTCTTTTACATTATCATAGAACTCTATGTAAATGTCATCATCTTTTTTTAACTCCCATTCAAAAAATTGAACATGTCTTCCATACTTGCCTTTTTGAAAGAATGCAGTTTTTATGGTAAAGAAAGGATCATTAATTTTAAGATTTTTAAAAGTTTCTAAGTGTTTAACATAGAAATCTTTTTCTTTTTCTTTTCTAATACTCATTTGTTTGTTTTTAAATTGCTATTTTTTTTGTTGCTTGGGCTGGTGTGTCTATTTCAACAATTCTCATAGTACTTCTATCAAGTTTGAAAAAACTCATTCTAGTTGTACCATTTCTAGATTTTAAGAAATGAAAGATTAACATGTCTTCATCATTTATAATAAATCTTTCAGGTCCATACTGTCTAATTTTTCTAATTGAAGGTTTGTTAATTCCCATAACTACATCTGCATGTTGTAATAAGGCATCCGAACCATATATATCAGAATCTAATACATAATTTCCATATTCACCATCTCTCTGTCTATCAGGAGAATCAATATTTCTATTAAGTTGGCTTAATACTACAAAAGCAATTGGATATTTCTTTTTCATAATGGTGAGAGCCTCACCTAAGCTATTTAACATCTCAAATTTATCTTTTTGTCCTCTACCAACTCTAAATAGTGCTGAATGATCTATAGTAATCAACATGTTTGTATATTCCCCATCCTCTTTCTTGTGTTGTTCCATTTCATAATGAATGGTAGCACACATTTCATCAACTGTACATGAATCATAAACTACATTTATAAAGTCTTTATCAATAGACTTTTCATAATACTCAACACATTTATAGAATACTTTCTCATCTATAGGATTTCCACCCTTGCTCATTAATGTATTGTAATCAGAACCTGTATTCAGACTTAATTTTCTTATTCCATTGGTTTCATCAACCATTTCCATCTGGAACTTTAAAACTCTAAATTCTTGGTCAGTGTTGTGATCTATAATATCACTAATCAACTGTTCCATAAATAAAGTTTTTCCTGTTCCCGGTCTAGCACCTACTATAGTTATAGTTCTCCATTCTAATCCGTCACAAAAAGCATCATTAAATTTGGGCCATGCACTTCTAAGGGATTTAATATCTCCTTTTCTTCTTGCTTTAATTTTAATGATAGCTTTTCTTAAAGCATCTCTCTCACTTACAGGCATTAAAGGCCTGGCACCATTAAATAATTCTGCCATAAAATCTAAGTATTATGTATTTTTGCTTTGTTATACATAGCATGTAAAATGCTAATAATTATCTCAATTAAAATATATTGTCCAATTGTAACATGAACAATAAAAGTATTAACCATAAAATAAGCTATAATACTCCCCAAAATTGCCAACACACTTAACTTTATAGTTTTATTCCATTTCATTATACTATCCTTTCTTTAAAATATGTTTCAGGTTCATCAAACCCATTATTAAGCAATTCACAATATGTTGCTAAATCAGATTCAAAGGATTTATCTATGTTTTGTTTTCTTATAAAATACTGAGAAGTTCTCATGAACTCATAATTCCTTATACTGTAGTCATCAACATACTTTTCAGTTGCTTTGATTATTGTTTCCCAATCATAACTGTAATTTTCAAAAAACCATTTAAAACTAGTCTCTAAATTTTTAGATGTTGTTCTTGCATATTTTCCAGAAGATAGTTTCCTGTTAGGAAATAATTCAATATATTCTTGGATTCTGTCAATAAACTTTGTTCCTAATAAATCTTGTAATGTTTTTGCTTTAGTCTTTTTGAAAAAACTATTTATTTCTGCCATGAATATAAGACTTTTATTAGTTAAAGTCAAATTTTCATTTAGCCAATCATACCTTTTTAATTTAGTTACTTGTAAACTATTATTTACAAAATTATTTGGTACAATTTTTTCTTTAATACAATGAAGAACATAATACCCATCAGGAGTAATATCTTCTTGCACAAATTTATTAAATATTTCTGTCATTACCAAATTATTTTTTTGTGTAAATTAATTTTATTAAACAAATCTTTTGAATCCCACTTTGAACCATTATAAGCTGCACTTGCAGGATGTTTTACAAAATATTTTATATTAGTATCATCTGTCATAGATGACCACTCTTCTGCTTTTTTACCCATATAAACATATACAAGTTCAGATTTATTTATATTCAACCAATCTAATAAATATGTAGTAAACGGTCTCCATATATCATAATGGCTACCAATATTACCTACTTCAGTTGTCAGAGCTGTATTAAGCATAAGTACACCTTGATTTGACCATATTTTAAGGTCCAGGTCTTCAATTATAACTTCATTATCATATACAGTTCTAT